CCGCCGGTCCCTACTTGGGCGGTATTCACCACCCGATTGGTATTCGTTCCGGTTGCCTTTTCGTATGTCCGAAGGGCACCAAGGCCGAGCATACCGCCGAGGACTGTCAGCAAAGTTGACATATCAAGCGTCGGTAGAGTTGAAATGTTGATCGAGACATCGGTGAAAGTGCCGATGGCCCAGATGATGAAGGTTGCGAACGGTTGGAAGATGAAGGTGTATGCAAAGGCAAACCCGCAAACCCAGCCGATGAAGGGTCGCCAACCAGCAACAAAGATGTTCTCGTGCTGTGCCTCGGCCGCATTCACAGCGAGCTGGGCCAGCTGACCCTTCTGCTGTAGTTCGATCAGCCGAAGCTTGGCGTCCTGCCGCTCTTCTTCAGAGGTGAACAACTGGTCGATGAGAGCGAAGAGGCCTTGTGCAAGGCCCCCCACATCGACGTTCACTAGATTTCCTTTGGACATGGTGTCCTCCAATTAGAAGATCGTGGAACGATTTAGCTTCTGGGTGACTTCTTCCCGATACGCTGGGTCTTTCGCATAGCGAGGGTCACGCATTGCAGCCGTGAGTTCTGCTGTTGAGCGGAATACAGAACCGCTAGGGCCTGTGACACCACCATCGAGCAGGTTCGGTTCACTACCGTTTGTCTTGGTGTACTTGGCCATCAGACCGTCCATAGCTAGTTTGATACCAGCTTCATCCGAACCTTCGATGGTCTTATTGAAGGCGTTGATCTCAGCCTCCGTCAGGCCTGAGGATGCCCATTCCAGAGCAGCAGCAAGCTTATCGGCACCACCTACGTACTGCTCGATACGGGACTGCATCTGTTCATTCAAGGCCACCTGACCAGCGATGTAACTATCGACACGGGCGCGGTCGAAGCCTGCCTTAGCGAGAGCATCATATGTCGCATCGGACAGTGAGCCGTTCTCTAAGAACTCAGCCTCGATTGTGGACATGTCCAGACCCGCAGCTTCAGCAGCTTTTGTGGCTTCAGCTTCAGTAGCCTTTGCGGCTTCACCTTCAGCTTCAGTAGCCTTTGCGGCTTCAGCTTCAGCAGCACCTTCTTTGGCACCTTCGCGGCTCATCTTAGCGCGTAGCTCATCATATGATTTGCGCAATGCTTCGCCATCAGCGAAGTCTCCCAGCCATGTAGGCTTTGCATCTGTCGCTGCGGGTGCTACTTCGGGGGCGTTCGGCCCAGTCTCTTGGGCGGGGATGTTTACTTCAGGCATCTTAACCTTTCACATAGAACGAACCGTGGGATGTCTTTACGAGCGTACCACGTGTGTCTTCTTTAGGGGCAACTTCTGTTTCCGGCGCTGGGGTGGAGGAGGCTTGAGCCTCCCCCTCATCTACGACCGGAGCGTCTTTAGGGTTTTTTGCCATCAGGCGTCTCCACTTGTATTCTGAGCCATACCGCCCAGTTGGTTGATGATGTTTGGTCCGAGTTGTTGGATGAGAGCGAGCATCTGTTGCTGCTGTTGATCTGCAGCCTTCTGCTCTTCGGTCTTGAGCAACCCGGTTGTGTTGATGCCAAGAGCTGTCGCGCGGCGCGTTATGTATTCAGCACCATTAAGCTCAGCTTGAAGGGCCTCTTGGCCTAGCACGTTAGCAAGGCCTGCGAGGAAGAGGTCGAGCTTCTGCAGATCATGTCCACGTCCGAGCGCCTCAAGCCCTGTGGTGATTGTCGGAGTGACTGCACCATTAGGCAGCTTCGGGAGTTTCTTGGCGCGCTGCATGTTCTGCATAACACGCGAAACGAGAGGGAGCTGAAGCTCTTGTGCGAGGATTGTATAGACACCACCTAGGGCATCTTCCAACTCACCTGCCATGTACCTGATCTCTTCGGCCGTCACTCGTTCGCCACCCCGTTGGATGGCGGAGTTCAACATGAAGGCGAAAGAAAGGCGCTGGGCAATCTCTGCAGCCGTCTCTCGGGCGACATTAAAGTCCACCGCACGCGCGATCTGGAGGATTGATACATCCTGCTCACGCCCGGAGACAAACTCGAGGTTCTCCGCCGTAGACAGGTCGCGTTCGTCCGTAATACCATTCGGGTCCACAAGTGGAATGACACGCGCCGCTGCTGCGGTCCCCTCAACAATAGCCTTAGAGAGACCTTCAAGTGACTTGAGGTCACCTAGATATTCATCGCAATGGCTTCGGCCGTAGCTCTCACCATCAATCCGGGTCCACCGCAGAGGCACCCAAGGGTTCTGATCGAGTGCGTAGGAACCCTCTGAGCCGGGTATGGTGATGTCCTTGGCTTCCTGATGGATTTTCCAGTCGGTATCTGTGCGGCGTATCCACGTGTATAGTGCGACAGACCGCTCAGTATCTAGGGAATTCTTACCCTCAGATTGGATAGCATCCTTCACCTCTTTGGGAAGTGCGGTAGGGGCGATATCTTCCTTGACAACGATCTCAAGGATTTCACCCATCGGGTCTCGCAGGACCACGAAGCGGTCAAGTCGAAAGATGCGGATGCCACCCTTCCGAGGGAAGTATAGTAGAACATTACCGACAACGATGAGCTGCTTGATAGCTTCGTAGAGACCGCTCCTCATCTTTGAAGCTTCGATCTCACGCACCACCGAGCGCTCAACTTTATTCAGAGCCTCTTCAATCTTGGAGCGGAGAGCCTCGTCATCAGTCATTTCAGACAGGGTCTTATCATCCAAGGGAAGCTTGAAGAAAGGAGCGTTCGGTGGAAACAGGGCAAGCATCAGCTTGGAGCCAAGGTGGTTCACACCTCGGGCACCTAAACCCTGAAACGGGGTTTGTAGCTTGGAAGCTGAGGTATGTCCTTCAGGGACCATCAGCGATGGAATAGTGAGTAGAGCGGCCTCACGAGCGCGGTCGAGGAATGACTGTCGATCACTCTCTAGCTGCGTGTAACGCGAGGCGGCGTTGGAGCTAATCGTCATGGAAAATTCCTATCAAGGGCGCGGGATGTTGAGGCCGCTGTTCTTTGCCTTACGCACCCCTTTGTTCAGATCAATGAGGAGGCTACGACGTCCAGCACGTTTCGCGCGCGAAGCGGAGCGTCCGCCTGCTTCTGGAATTCTCAAACCCTTCAGGAGGGCTGGGGCGTTCTGAGCAGCGACGGCACGTTGACGTTCAGCCTCAGTCGTAGGAGCATCCTCGCTAGGCTTTTTTTCTTCTTCTGTGTCGCTCTTTATCTTCGATTTCTTTTTGAACATGTTGCTCATAGGTAGCCCTTCGGGTCTGTCTGTTTCTCGTACTCTCTCCGAAGAATTCGGATGACCTGTTGCTGGCCTATTAACTCTGCAGCTTGAGCCTCGGTACAGGGGTGATCAGGGAGCCGATCTGGAAACCTGTTTTCGAGGGCTTCGAGTAGGCTCAACGGGATGGTCGGAAAACTTGGTTTCGGCATATTCTTGTCCAAAGGTGTGGGTTAATTGAAAACCCCCGCCAGAAGGCAGGGGTGAGATATTTAACGGTTGAGGATACCTTCGATCTTCTTGAAGAGATCACAGGGTTCAGCCGCGTTCTCGACCAAGTAGTCAGGCTCGAAGTCGAAATGCTCGCTGCTGTGTTTAGGCACACTCTTCGTATTACCCGGCCGCTCAATAAAGAGGACTTCACCGCCGAGAGCGCGGATAGCATCTACTTCGTTCTCGTAGCGCACGTCATCCACCACGATAGACAACCCCAGAGACAAGTGTCTCCGAGCCGTCCGGTTGAAAACATTAACCCAGAGATCGTGGTGCATAAGGTCTCGACCCCAATCGCCTCCCAGCTTTTGCATGGCTTGACGTGGGGAGTTGCCCATCAGGAGGGACGTAGGGAGTTCTTTACGCTCCCCTTCGATGTACTCATCAATCTCCTGATCATCCAGATCGAAATGTTCAAGAAACACCCGCAGCATCGCCTTACCCGGTGCTGCGAATTTAACCCGGAAGTACCTGTGGTGATCTATCAGGTAGTCCGCGACGAGGGACTTTCCTGAGCCAGCAGCTCCGCTTAGTCCAATGATACGTGGTTGCTTTGTCAAGGCACCGCCGCCTAGTCTGGTAGTAAAGAGGGTTCCCAAAGGATTGGTTCCTTGTTCTTGAAGTCATAATCTGTGGAGCGGAGGATGCGAGCCACGCGGAATTGCTGCAGGGCGTACTCTTCATTGTAGCCAGCTTTCGCATACAGAGAGACGATGCCTTCCCACATTGAAGCGCACTCGGGGGCCTTGACCCACTTTGTACCTAGCTCGCCCTTGTTCTTACCGCGCGTGATTGTGTACTCCTCAGGGATGAGGGTGTACGGCTCACTGAGCCATTCCTCAGCCTTGGCCATACCAATGCCGGGGCACCCGGTGTAGCCATCGGTCACGTCACCCGCGATACCCTGTAAGATGTGGAAGCGGTCAGCCTCTTCCTTGGTCACCTCATAGATACCCTGACCGGGCTTGCTCGAGTTGTAGTGGAACCCCGGAATTGTGTGCAAATCCTTGTCAATCGTAACGACAACTTTCTCGCCGGGGATGGCTGCGTTGTTCGTGGCAAGGATGCCAAGGATGTCATCACCTTCGAGGCCGGGTCGTTCCCATACCTCGTAGGTATCTCGGGCGTATTGGCGGAGGTCGGCTAGTACCAGAGGACGGCGAACGGCCTTACGGTTACCCTTGTAGGTAGGCAGGACAGACGCCCTCCAGTTCACCTTATCGGTGAGTGCGAGGATGATACGGTCACCACCTAGCGCGTCGCGGAGTGTCTCAACGGAGGCGTCGAGGGTGAGGATGGCGTCGTCGAGATCGGCGTGCAGGGTGTACAGGCAGCTATCATCATCTTCGCCCTCTCCCCAGTTCACCGTGCGCTCAACAGCGGCGGCTGCTTGGTAACAATACACATCACCGTCGAGGAGGATTGTGCGCTGTGTCATGTTTTCATCCAATCGTTGCTGATATGGTTTTCGAGGAAGTCAGCCAAACGCCGCAGCTCATACGCAGATGCGTCGTTCTTGATGCGATTGGCGCGTGAGGAGATCACCACCACATTACCCTTCACGTACCCCATAGAGGGAACCACACGGTCCAGTGATGGGGCGCTATCGCGGTGCGCTGGGCCAGCCCCGATAGTGAGTTCGATACCGAGTGCTGGGCAGGTCTCGGGGATTGTGAAGTCGTCGATGGTAATATTGAAGGGCAGCCCCTTCGCGGCAGCTCGAGAACGCGCTGAACGAAGCATCGAACGCTTCTGTGAAAGCGGCCCCGGAGGGGACCGCAATGGTTTCTTTTTCATAGTTACCTCAGTGACATTCAGCCCAGTTAGCGCCCACCTTGAAGTCAGCGTTGAGAGCGATACGGAACTTAAAGAACTCACCAGCCTCTCGGGCACAGAGATCGGATAGTTCACCAATCTCATTAGCAAGCTCCGGCGACCGGGCGGCGATCTGCAACTCGTCATGGACCCACGCGAGGAAGGCAAAGTCACCATCCCAGCCGTGGCGGTAACCGCGCTCTTTAAGTCTCTTGTCCATCAGGACAATCCACTTCTTACAGAGAAGCGCCCCCGCTGATTGTAGCAGGGTGTTCAGAGCGGAGTGCTCCGAACGGACGTGGAGCTGCCGCCCATCCAGTCCAGTCAGGTAGCCAGTCTTTGCGCGCGCCTTGACGGCCTTGGTCAGCTCGCCCATCGCTGGGATTTTCGCTTCGAAGTTGGCTCTGAGACGTTTACCGTCTTTCGCTCCTCGCCCCGTGATCGAGCCTAGTTTACCGTCTCCGGCACCGTATAGGAAAGCGTAGATGAAGGTCTTGGCGTTGTCGCGTGAAGGGAGGCCAGCAGCCTTTTGGTTGACGGTGTGGATATCCTCTTCGAGAACGATGCGCCCGTACTCCCCGCCATCCCATCGGGCCATGAAGTGGGATAAGCAACGAAGCTCGAGGCCTGACATGTCAGTGCCGATCTGGGTCCAACCTTCTGGGACCGTAAATAGGCTGCGACATTCGAAGCCGTAACCACCGTCGAGACCATATTGAATGCCTTCCTTATTCGCTTGCACCTTTGGTACTTGAGCCACGTTCGGGAAACTATGTGTCGCCCGTCCGGTCACCGCTCCGTTGGGGTTGATGGA